CTACATACAGGCACAGATAGGGCCTCCGGGAACGAACTACAATCTTGTTTCATACGACAATAGGATTTATTCAAGTCCTGTTGGGCTGACATCTGCCCTGTGGTCTAACTACGATTTTGATAGCACTATAAACTCATCAATCCCAAACTACTCTATTGAGAGTGAGATTGCCCGTGCTGTGTACTCTGTAAACATGATTGAGTACAACCTAAAGAAAAGATATAGCGTCAATGTTCGTGGCTTAAAGTCAAGATACCTTGCCAACTTCCAAAAACTGACAACATCATCTGCATTGTTTATTGGCGATGATTGTGCGTTCAACGGTGACGGAGTTGCGTATAAAGTTGTACTTTTGGAGGATTCATTTGATGCATTTAACAATAAGTTCACCAAGGATTTAACTTTTAGGTTGGCTAACGTATGAGTGTTGTAGTTAAGATTGACAACGTAGAGATTGACCTGTATCCAGACTTTGATATTTCCTTTGGTCTTGATATGTATGACACAGAGGACCCATCAAAGATTCGGATTCCTTTCTCGTTTGCAAATAAGTTTCCATACACCACACTAAACAAAGATAGGTTCAATTACGACTACTCTGTAAGCAGGAAGAACTTGCAGATAACTCCGTTGGAATACGAGATTCTTTACAATGGTGTAAGAATATCCTATGGCAATGCTTTCGTTGATGGTGTCTATGTCAATAGCGAAGAGCCTTACTTTGATATTAGATTCGAGGACGCTGTTTCTAACTTTGGAAACAAACTGAAGGAGTTGGAGATGTCAGACCTGTATGGAGATACGTTTGGCACTACATCTAATACTCTTAGCACATTCTTGGCATCAAGACAGAACTACGGAAATAGAACTCTTGAGATTCCATTTATTGATTACGATAATATACAGAGCAGAACTGGCTACGAGTCTCGTCAGTTTACATCTTGGGGGCTTGAGGATAACAAGTATTTGTTACAACCTGCTATACAGGTTAAGAACTTTTTTGAAAGAATCTTCAGCAATCTTGGTTTCACTTTTTCAAGTATGTTTTCAACTGGTTCAGTTGGAGCAACTTACAGAGCCAATGATTTGTACTTTTTGTACCCCACTCACTTAGTAGAGAACAACCAAGACAAGAGGTTGGTAAGGCTTGAGCCGTATCCGTACAATGTAACCCGTAATGATGACCAAGAGAACGATGGCGATACTGGTACATACGGAGCAACTCAACTTGCAGTTCACAATTACAAGATTGCGTTAACTGAATTCTACGGAACATTTGGTCCAACCAATTACTATCTACCCACAGGCCCCGGTGATGTATTTCAAAATACTGACCATGAGTATGGCAATGAACTTGCTACGGCAACAGACGTAATTGCAGAGGGTGATGTAAACATTGGATATGCGGCATTTGGTTCTGGCTTTGATGGTTATGTTGCTTTTAACTCTGGAGCAAGTGTTACAGTATCCGGACTGAAGACTGCGATTGTATCAACCTACTATGCTAATGGTACTGCTGATATGGACGCACCGGGTATCATTAACATTACATCGGTTAACACGGCTAAGTTTACTCCATACATAGCCATCTACGATTCTTTCTATGTTGGTGACTCACCCACCCACAAGATACCTATGCGTGATGTAAGTGGCAACGTACTGAAGTTGACCCCTACCATTGGGACAACTGCTACTATGGATAAGCCATTTATGACACGAGAGGTTACCATATTTGGACCAGACCAAGAGTTTACAAGAGAGATTCTGCTTCCGGGCAACGTGTCAGCAAACAACACTTTAAACTTTGCAAACTTTACTGCGTACTTAGATACAAATGAAATTTATAGATTCCGTGGTGGCACACGTTATTCTGTTGGTGTATTGCTTGAGATGTCAGAGGGCAACTTGTCTTGCAACTACTACAAAGAGTACGATACTAACACAACTATAATTCCTCCTACTGTTTCATTTGTTGCAAAGAATCCTGTAGCAATTGCTCTTACAGATAAGTTAATTTCCAAGCAAAGAGTATATGGATACTCTTATGGAGTTCTAAAAATTAAGATTAACAGCAAAGGGTATCTTGCTGCTACCTGCCCATCAGACACATTTAAGATTCGTGACTCGTTTGTAAACTCTCAAGGTATAAAGCCATACGACATCTTCGTTGACTTACTCAAGAGATTTAACCTATCAATCTTCTACGACTACGATGCAAACAAGTTTGTCATTGACAGGACTGAAGATTTACGGACATCACCTTTTGCCATTGATCAATACATTGATGACCTTGTTGAGTTCCAAATCACAGCACCATCACTTAGATACAAAAGCATCACTCTTAAAAACAAAGAAGAGGGTGGTTACTATGATGTACACAAGGAGACTGAGATGGCTGTTGGTGGCACCACACAAACATTCGATGCTATTGGCAAGGAGGAACTTGAGGTAAACTTCATAACTTCCTTGATTGACCCAACTGCAAAGACAATCTGTGGAGAGCCAATCTATATGGACCCAGAGGAACTTGCAAACAACCTACTTGCTGTAGAAGAGACGGGGTACATCAAGAATGAAATACCAGAGTTTGATAAGGTTGGTCTTCGATTATTTTACTTGCGTACACACACAGCACCAACTGTAATTAGATTCCCAACATTTAGAAAGTTCAACCGATATGGTCAAGACATTGAACAGATTGTTTACGAAGAACTTGGTACTTATTTCCTTGGTGGTTATCCTGTGGTCACACATCCTACACTGGGTCAAGATTTAAGATTTGGTGATAGGTACGGTAATGTTCTTGACGCATACACTAAGTACATTGCAGCAGAGAAGTTCAAGTCTGTATCCGGTACTGCTATGACTTTCTATGCAGCGTTGCCATTGTCTTTCATTGAGGATATGCACTATGCATATAGGAAGTTTAGGTTTGGTGATACAAATGAGGAGTTTGTGATTACAAATATCTCAGACGGAAAGATTTACGACAACTACCTCTACTCAAAGTTGGATATAAAGTTTTTGTAAATTAAGGTATGGCTAAAACCTATAATGACTATCCTGCTTCTGCTACAGCAAATGCCCAAAAAGCATTGAAGTGGAAGAAGGAATATGGAGATGAGGTCAAGGGAATGACTGCTGTCGGCTGGGCAAGAGCAAATCAGCTCGCCAACAGAGAGTCTTTGTCGTACTCAACGATTGCTCGTATGGCAGCGTTTAATCGCCACAGACAGAACGCAGAGGTCGCTCCTGAGTATAAGTCTACACCTTGGAAAGACCGTGGCTATGTTGCTTGGCTTGGATGGGGTGGAACTTCTGGAGTTAATTGGGCTATCCGCAAGGCTGAGTCTATCCGTAATGGAAACTTAGAAGAGCATTACCCAGAAAACGATAACGACAATGACAACGACCAAGAGATGGTGGACGGCATTGCTAAAATCATTTCACAGGTTAAAGACCTTGAGAACAGAATGGAAATTGCCCAACAGCAAATCCAAGAACTAAAAGAAGATGGGGTCTCTTTTGATGAAGCAGACTTCCTTAAAAAAGCAGGACTATGATTCCAGTATACGAAGTAGATATTGAGATGGAAGGATGGGAGTCCGGAATGACTGCCATTTCTCTTGTGTCAAGACCTGCTATTCAGCGTTCATTTGTTGCCCTATCCGAAGAAGAAAAGGTAGCAACATTTAAGTTTGCTGACGAAGAGAAGCGTCAATTGGTTGGACCTATTATGATTCCAGAGCAACTCATCTACCGGAAGAGTGAGCGTATGGGTGAGTACTATATTAAGTTTACCGCAGAAAGCATTGAGAAGATTATGGCTAAGTGGTCAAGAGATGGATTCCGTTCCTTCAACCTTGAGCATTCTATTGGCCTTGGTCAAGACTCTGTTTATATTCTTGAGTATTGGATTAAAGAATCAGAAGAAGACAAGAGCAAGAAATACGGCTTTGAAGAGCCGATTGGAACAGCCTTCGTTAAACTTCAAGTCGTTTCTGACTTGGTGTGGGAGGATGTAAAGCAGAACCAGTTGACTGGTTTTTCAATTGAAATAGATAGTAATTTGACAAAAACAAAAGAAGAGATGACTGAGAATCTAAAGTTCGCTGTCGAGATGGGTGAGCGTTTCGCCAAACTCGAAGGGGAAATCTCTGCTCTTAAAACTACCATTGAGTTTTTGATGAGTGCGTTGGAAGAGAAGGAGACCCAAGAAGAAGAGGTTACTGAAGAAGTAGCCGAAGAAAAGTTGTCCGAAAGTGCAACTGAAGAAGTAGAAGAGGTAGCAGAAGAGCCTGTTGCTGAAGAGGTGGTAGAGGAAGAAGTGAAATTAGAAGAGCAAGATAACTTGGTTGAAGAGGCTGAGATCAAGTTGTCTGAAGAGCAAGATGGTCAAACGGCTGAAGAAGTTGCTGAGTCCAAGACCATTGAGTTCAAAGAAATCTCCAAGGAAAAAATTAACTTGATTAACAAGTACTTGGGACAGCCTCGTTATTAATTTGTAAATTAAAGTAAAACAAGAACAAACTAAATCTTTATAAGATGCCTGTAACTATTGCAAACCTACCTTGGGGTAATCGTACCCCAGACTTGTTCATCGATGCGATGGTCAAGAGTGCCAAGGTGTTGGAGCGTTTCCGCCTTGTCGACAATGTAAAATCTAAGGCTAACGTGCCTATCTTCAGTGCCGCTTTGACTTTCGGTTCTGACTTGTGTGTATTTGACCCACAGTCTACTGCTGGAATCAACGAGAAAGAAATGACCGTTGACACCTACAAGTGGGCTTTCTTGAACTGTAAGAACGCATTGGAGTCTTCCTACCGTTCTGTATTGTTGAAGCAAGGTCAGCACAACGAAGAGACTATGGACGCTCAATTCAAAGATTGGGTTTTTGAGTACTTCGCTAAGTTGTCTGCTCAGAAGGCTTTGGAAGTTGCTGCTACCAAGTTGACCACCGAAATGTCTGGTGATGGTACTGTATTGGACTACGACACCAACGCTGCTATCTCTGATTCCAATATCTTGGGATTCATGGAAGGTGCTTACAAGTTGATGAGTGCTACGATGTTGTCTGCTGTATACGGAGATGCTGATCGTGCTTACAAGCCCGCCTTCTTCTTGTCTACGAATGCTATGCAGTCTTACCAAATCGCTGTTGCTGACAAGTACACCACTACTCCTCAAGGAATCATCGAAGGAAACATCCCTAACTACTTCGGTATGGAGGTTATCCACTTCTCTTCTTTGGCTGCTGGTGAGTTCTTCATCTCTGCTCCTGACAACATCGTTATGTTGACTGATGACTACAATGATGTTCGTGCTATCGATATGAAGTATGAGTCTGAGTTGTCCAGCGACAAAATCTGGGGTCAATTCAAGCTTGGCTTCTCTTACCTCAAGGGTACTGAGATTGTTTACGCTAAGAACTTCGCATAAATAATAATAGGGGAGGGTAATACCTCCCCTTTTTAAAACCTATAGAAAATGGCCTGTGAGGTAACTCTTTCTGGAATCACTTTTGACCCCTGCTCTATTGCAACTGGTGGTCTGAAAAATCTTTACTTGTACAATCGCTCTGCCGTTGATACGGAAGTTGTTGTAAACGCTACTGCTGGTACTTACACTTGCGGTACGAACTTGGTTGCTACTGGTGTTGCTTTGGACTTCAACACGAAGGACGGCTTCTCCAACTTTACTGATGTTAAGACCATCAATGCCAATGGTTCTTTTGAAGTAGTTCCTACTATCCAAGTAGAATTCTCTACTATGGATGTTGCTACTCGTACTGCCTTGGAGAAGTTGGCTACTCCCGGTGCTGAATTGGTTGCTTTCGTTGAGACTGCTGCTGGTACTCGCCACATGGTAGGTTGGGACTTCGGTTTGTATGCTTCTTCTGTTGATGGTGCATCTGGTGCTGCTCGTGGTGATAAGAACCGCTATCAGTTGACGCTGACTGGTTCTGAGAACTACTTGGCTTACCAACCTGCTGCTGCTATCGATTGGACGAACATCATCCCATAATAGCAATTATTGTAAATTAATTAAGGGGCTGGGGCTTTGCCCCGGCTCTTTTTATTTAAAATAAAGAAATAATGTCAACATTTTCATTATCTCAAGACGACAATTTCCAGAACATGAGTTTTGGAACTTGGGGATTTAGAAGAATTACAACCAGTAACCCATCTACTGTTGGTGAGGTTTATCGTGCCATTCAAGTTCTTGAAGACTGTGTTGTCACTGTAAACAACAACTTAGGCGATGACTTGTCTAATCAATTCTTGATTGCTGGCACTGTCATCTTTGGTGAGTTCTCCTCTATTTCTTGCACATACGGAACTATCCTTGCATACAAGGCTCGTCCTTAATTTGTATATATAATTATATGGGTCACTATTCCAACTCCATTAAACCTATTTTTAACGTAAAGGCTTTTAATGGATATGGGTCAAGGATTGCAACTGGCCCATATAATTCTTATAATGGTGAGTATTTCCACAGTATACGCACCTTAAATAATTGCGTTATATCTACAACTTCTGATTACGGAGATAGTCTTGTTAATCAGTATGTTTATGCAAATACTACGATATTTGGAAATTTTAACTCAATAAGCATTATTTCCGGTACAGCAATAATTAACTTTTCTGCTGCTTCGGAATTGAATGACCTTGTTTCCACTTACAGAAGCACTGGAGTTTCTCTTGGCTTTTATGAAGAAGGTATAGAATGCCTAAATCAAAAAATAAGTAATCTATTATGAGTTTTCTTGATCAGGCGAGTTGGGTTATGGTTCCCTCTCAGTATAAAGAGGATACTGTTCGTGCCTTTAAGCCTACGAGTGAGTTAGGTAACCTTAACTTCACACGCAGTTCTGACGCTACGTTTACTGACTCTACTGGAGTTGTAAGACGTAGCCCTTGGAATTTGGTGACGTTTAGTGAGCAGTTTGATAATGCGGCTTG